ATGAGAAAAGTTATTCAAGAATTACTTAACAGTTCTATTTCTACATCTGCTATTTCACAAGGTGCTGGTGTGCCATGGACTACTGTTTCTGATCTCAGAAAAGGAAAAACAAGTATGGACAAAATGGCACTTCTCACAGCAGAAAAACTTTATGAATTTGCTACAGCTGATAAGCAGTGATTTCGGTCACTGCTTTTATTATTGCAAACAAAAAAGCCCGCAGGCACTAGCCTGCGGGTCATTAAGAAGAAAAATAGAATCTCCTTTCTTTATTTAAAATTTATTTTGTGGTGATAAGTCCATCAGGTAATACATCAAATGCTGGTTTGTCTGAACGACTACCATCTTCGTTGACATAGTACCAGCCTCCTTGGACTTTAACAAGTTCTTTTGAAGACATTTCGCCGTTCTCTTCTTTGAGATGGTATAGTTTGTCCTTGTATTGAACCCAGCCAGTGACCATTGCTCCTGAAGCATCAAGATAGTACCATTTACCATTCACAAGAACCCAACCAACGGCCATTGCGCCGTTTTCTTTGAGGTAGTACCATTTTCCATCATCCTTCAACCATCGAGAAGCTATTGAATAACCTCTCTCGTTGAAGTAATACCAGGTACCATCAATCTTTTCCCATTCTTCTTTTGGGTAAGATCCGTCTGGGTATTCATACCACCATCCAGTATCATTTTTTTTCCATTTGGGTTTAGCTTCTTCATCATCTAGTAAAACAATGTTCTTATCGTATGGATTTGAAGAGTATTGCCACCAACGGATTCCGTCTAAACTTGGGAAATATTCAAAGTTAGCTTCACCATCGTTCAGACCATATCCGGCAATCCAAAGACTGTTTGGAAATTTCGCAAGAATCTGCTCATAATAGATATTATTGAGCGTGAATGGCTTGTAGCTGTAATAGATTGGCTCATAGCCATTTTCTTTGAGGATTTCCATAAAGCGAATACAAGCATCAGTATTTGCTTGCATGTCGTCGCTTGCGTGGTCTTCATAGTCCAGCACAAGATACTTAACTTTTTTAGGAACATTGTCCAAGAAGTATCGTGCTTCTCGCTCGGCTTCTTCTACGTCTCCGCCAAACCAAGCGAAATGATAGAATCCAACAGGATTTGATTGCTCAACTTGAGCAGACAGGCAAGGGTTTAGGTAGTTTTTACTCTCTGAAACCTTTATGATTGTATTTTGTGTGCCAATATCAGCCAGAATACCTGTAATATCGTATCCATTGTGGCTAGATACATCGATGAATAAGTCATTTTTCTTCATTTTTTCCTCCCATTATTCGCTTGGCTCTTGATAATCAAGGGCACGTTTGCTGTCAGAAAGCCCAGCAGTTGTTGGATCTGGAATGATATTTAGGATATTTACAATTGTCAACCCCACAATATAAGGGTTCGCAAAGAATTTGCCAAGCAAGTCTAAAATGACTCCCCAACTGACCAAATCTTCTAGTTTAAGATTGAAATATGCGAGGATTGGCAAAGCTAAAGCAAATGCCACTCGCAATAAAAATGTTTTGTTTTTTAAGTTAAAACGTACTTTCCAGTTAATCATGTTTTTTCTCCTTTTTTATTGTTTGTTCTGAATTAGGTTTTTTAGTTCTCTCACGTCCTCGCCAAGTGATTTCACTTGCTCAGCTAGAACAAGTATGGCCTTGTTTTGCTCGTCGTGATTATCAAGCCGCTTGTTGGCTGATGTCTTGAATTCGTTCAGATTTTCGATATCTTTCTCTAAAATCGTAAGACGATTCTCTTGTTTGGTTGCTTTATCTTTCATCGAAAAATAAAGACCAATCACAGGTATAAGGGTGATGAAGATCTGTACGAGAAATCGTTCATATCCTGGCATACACACCTCCTACTCTTTCCCTTCAAATTTCCAAGCGACACCCGTTCCGTTTTGTTCCAAAGTGCCATTAGTGGCAAACGCGCTGACTGGCTCGCCGTTGTATGTGAATTCTTTGTTAAGCTGCACTAGGATGCGCTTGCCTTCGCCATTGACCTCTACGTGTTCAGGGGCTTCAATGGTAATCAGGTCATGTGGTAAGTAGGTCTTACCAACTTCAGCGAGTGGAATCAACTCAACCAATTCTTTATAAGTCGTGCCGTACTCGATATTCTTGCTCATGACAGAGTTCAAGACAAGAACATGAATGACCTTCTGATTCACCTTCGAATTCTCTTCAGTCTGCTTAATAAGAGCTGCAAGCTTGTTCTGTTCACTCTCGTTTTGCGCAATCTTCTGATTGGCCTGTTCAAGCTGCGCCTGTGTTTTGACAATGGCGCTTCCTGGATCTAGCTCAGCTTTTAGGATATCCAGCACATCTTGAATCAAGATGTCTTCTGGTTCGTTTGTACGATCTCCAGGGAATGATCGTGAGTTAGTGCTGTAGCGATTTCCTTCTGATAATTGAATTTCTACCACGGTCTCAACATTGGATCCAGAAATTCTTAAGTACGGTTTTGTTGATAAGTTATAACCATTGATTGCCATGTCTATTCTCCTTTGTCAGCTGGTTTAGTTTGTTCATCAAGCAGAGCTTCCAGCTCATCCACTCGTGCTTGAAGTCTTTGATTCTCTGCCCTTTGCTCATTCAACTGAATACTAAAGAGATTACTTGTAATCATTGAATTTGTTGAGGTTGTTGACATTTCACTAATTGTCATTTGTAAGGCTTGGTTAAGCTGTTCTGCGTTCATTTTCTAAGTTCTCCAATCTGTGTGTAAGTTTTTGATTTTCAAGAGCGAGCTCCTGAATAGCTTTAAGTGCGATGTTTGTTAGTCTGAGATTGTCCAGATTCAACGTGTCTCCGTTCTCGTAAACAAGCGTAGGATCTACCGCTTGAACTTCTTGCGCAATCAAACCAATCTTTGTGTGTGCTTGTCGTGGTCTATCCTCTTGCTTCTTCCAGTCGTATTCCTTGAACTGGAATCGATGGATGTAATCAAGAGCCTTGTGCTTGCAATCAACAATGTTTTCTTTCAGACGTCTGTCCGAAAAATGCTGATTGACTATTGTCCACAAACTGTACGCTTTACCGTTATAACTATAGTAGATATCATTTCCTGAACCACCAAAATCCAGAGAAACAGATGAATTCCAATAGCCAATAGTTGCTGTGCTTGATCCATCGATAGACCCTTTGCCAGTCTTAAACCAGCCAATTCCATTCGCTTTGATGTATCCCTCTACTGTTAATAGGAAGTCATCACTTCTGCTTGCATAACCGCCAGTAGTAAAATCCGAGTCCTTGTAAATAAAAAGACCATAAGGAACATTCTCTCCACGACCATAAGAACCAATGAACTGGACACCCAACCCATCTTTGGCATTATAGTCTCGTGGTACGTTAATCTGTAAACCACCATTCACTGTATCAAACGAACCGTAAGAACCTAGTTGAATTTTAGTGTGGCCTGTTAAAGTTCCACCAAAGATATTTGCCCCTCGAATCGTTCCACCATAGATTCGGTCACCGCTTAAAATACCTGAACGAACCTGACTTGCATCAATCGCAACACTCTGAACACGGTTAATGAAGGCTTGCTTCGCAAAAAGCTGACTCAGATAAGCTTCATTTGCGACAAGCTTGTTAAATAAAGCCTGGTCAACTTTTATTTTTTCCGCAGTAACAGCTTCAGCATCTAAAACAATCGTAGTGACTGAACCAGCTTCAAAATTGGCTGTCTTCAGCTTATCAACCATGGCCGACTTGATAACTGCTTTATCAATCAAGGTTTCTCCAGTGATATGAGTCAATTTCCCGTCAAGTCGATTATGACCATTGGCTCCAAGATTGAGACCTGAGACCAAAGCACCTGCACTCGTCAGATTTTGAACCGACCATGAACCATCTAATTGACTCTGAACCGAGCGAATCGCTTCGTCTGTGTCTTCGGGAGCTTCTTTGTAGTCCGTCGCGACAGAACCTCTTTCGAGTTGAACATCTGTCACATAGAGATTGATGGTCTTTCCTTTTTCGCCATACAACATCAAGTTCAGATTCTCTACATCGTCAGATAGAGTAAACGTAAATGTAAAACGCTTGTACTTAGATGTTATTTGCGGACTTGGGATACTTTGCCACTCTTGTCCAATGATGTTCTTGTTTTTGATATAATGCAAAGCGACTTTCAAGCCACTATTGGCATCACCGCCATCTTTCGAAACGAGTAGGGAAACAGTCACTTTCTCACCTCGAACACCATCAAATGCAAAAGATTGCTGAATTCCAAAAAAATTAGCAACATCTTGAGAATCGTGATAGAAGTGTAACCCTGGACGATTTCGATTATCGGGATTCTTTGAATGCTGGTAATTGAAATTCAAACCAAAATTGACAGATTGATATTCAAGCCAATTTTTTGAACCGTTCTTAAATTGACCATTTCTGATATAATTTCGGCCACCTTTCGCAGCCTTCGAAACCTCAACCTGAAACAGCTGATTTGTTAAGGCCATGCGAGCGACCTTATCCGCAATCCCATTCTCAGAATTTCCTAGAATACGCTCATAGAGCTGACTAGTTTCTCGAACTCGCTGGAAATCGGCTTGACTAGCTTTTCCAGAAATCAGTGAGGTGATTTCAGTAAATCGGCCATCTACTGCATTTTTGTAGGTCGCAATCTGAGTCGCAATTGATCCATTTTGTGGATTGGTGATAGCTTCAAACTTGCGTTCAATAGCTCTCACATCTTCCTGATAGCTTGCTTTACCGACAAAATCACGATTGACCAACTCACGTACAGAAGTCGCTTGCTTAGCACTTTCCTCACGAGTGTATCTTCTTAAGGCTTCCTGTCGCTGGCCGTCTTGGCTGACATAGGTTTCAACCGTCACCAATTTAGAAGATAGACCTTCAGCCGTCTTCTCAAATTCAGACTTAGCTACGACAAGGTCTGTCTTGCCATCTTCAGGAGCAGGACCTGCATCTATACGAGTTGAGCTTCTGGTCAATTCAACCTTGCGAAACGCTACATGGCCAATCTCGTTATAGCCCAGAATAATTCGCCAGAAGTCAAAATTATCAGGCTTGGTCAATGCTGGTATAGTGACTTGATAAGTCTGCCAGCTAGACGTGAGATTAAAATTACCATACATGATTTCAGGATTACCAGGTGCTGTTCGATTGGCTCTTAATGACACCCAGATATTTGGAGAACCAGAGTAGCAAATTCCTTGAAACGAAAGTGTGTAGGTTTCGCCGATTTCCAACTCAAGAAGAGCTGTCGAATTCTTTTCAGACACTCGACTTCCTTCTTTTGAGAAAATCTGCATTTGTTTCCAGGTTTTTGTTGTGCCTTTTACATGGTATTCATCGTTGATGATTTTCCAATCAACAGGACTACTGTCCCCTTGATGATATCTCCAAAGACCTCTTGAGAAATCGTAGTCTTCAGCATAGTTGCGACTGCCGACCTTCATCTTAGCAAAGGTCTGAGTCAGCCCATCAATGCCTTGCTTGACTTCAGATTTGGTAGCAAAGCCGTTCATCTGGCCAGTCATACGACTAAGGGCCTCTGTGGTCGTTCTGCGATACTCAGACGCTTGATTGACCTCACTTGTGACCGTTCGTTTCAGAACATCCAAATCGCCCGCCAAAGTCGTCTGAGCGCTCGTAGCCTGTCTCTTAAACTCTTCAAGTTTGGCAACAGAATCTAGACCAATCCGCTTCGCTTCCTGAGCGAGTAAACTACTTGCGCCAGCGTTTCGCAAGGCTTCTTCAGCCTTGCGTTTGGCTTCTTGTAGAGGACCATTGTTAAAACTATTGAAGCGCTGGTCAATAGTGTCGGACAGTTCTCTCTTGACTTCTTCAGCTTTAGCTCTAGTAGCATTCAACCTATCTTCGAACTCGTTCTTCAGTTCTTCAGTTTTACGGTCAAATGCAAGGTCAGCATTCTTGAGTTCTCTGGCTAACTGCCTTTCAAAATCATCTTGAAATTGTTGAGCTTCACCCTTGACGGCATCACTAACTGCGTTACCAATTGCATTCGCAAGACCGGACTGGAATTGACCGAATCCGATAGATTTCAGTTTTTTGGCCATTGGTGAGTAAGTGTACTTAGTAATCTTCTTGCGCACGTCAAGATTGTAGACATCATGAAATAAACTCACAATATCAAACATCTGGACAGGCACATCACTCTGGCCGACAACCTCAAGCTCAAGGCTATCTTCCATCATGTCACAGAGCGAAGTTCGATAATACTGCTCACCATATTTTCGAAGGCTTGCTTCATCCTTCACATCCCGATCATTAACCTCAATCACATCTTCGTAGATTTGACTGTACTTGTTAATGAGTGGACTATCCACAACCACAGACAACTTGCGGTCAGGCGCCTTTTCTCCCTCACCTTTGACTGTCGCGATGAAAGTAATTCGAGTCTTTAAAGACTTGGTAGATGTCTTGTGCTGGTAGCTAGATAGGTTTTTCTTATACATAAAAAGCGATTCGTTCTCTGAACCGCCATTTTTCAACAATCGAACCTGGTAGCCGTGGCGCACAAGGTCTCCACCCCATTGACCAATAATAGAATGCTTATCTTTCGCAAATGCCTCCATAGCATTCTTAGAGCCAATATTAAAGGTATGCCTATCTTCAATATCAGAGAAGAATGAGAACGGATTGTCACGAGTGATCGCGCCAGCAAAACGACTGAGAGCAGTTGAGCCAGTCGCTCTATCAAGAGTAAGCGAACTGACCACATAGTTATTCAAAAGGGTGAATACTTGTTTCGCATAGACTTGAATATAGCCATGCTTCTTCTCTACCTCGAAAACGACAAAATCCTGTTCACCGTGAAGGTCATCAGCCGTTAGGAACGCTTCCTCCTTCAACTGATCCCACAACGAATCCGAGGTCGGAAATCGGAAGGTCAATTGATAGGTGCTATTATCCTCTTGAACGATTTCATCAGCATATGCAGTATTCAGAGGCATATTCCCATTTGTTAAATAAATCAAATCTTATACCTCCAATTCGGTCGAATAGTAATTTTACGGACATTTCCAGTAAACGAGATCCCGACCTTACCAGTCGGGATTTCCAAGAACCCTCCACGTTTCCTGAGAGTGTTCTGAACCGCACCAGTAGCATTGTAGATATTTTGCTTGCCTTGCCTGCAATCAATCATGGCCTTGGTCTTAATAGCAAGATACATGGTCTTACGGCCAATAGTAAGGGAGATATCACCATCCCCCTCAACCTCGATGATTGGTTCCGAATAAATCGTTCCAGGATTGTTGACTGTACCAGATGCTGTCAGCACCACAGGCGCTACATCTTTTTGATAGCGGAACGGCTGCATGTCTAGCTTGATTTCTAACTTCCAAGCATGATTCCCAAACGGCTCAAAATTAGCAGTCACAAAATTAGCGTAGAACAATGAACCAAGCTGATAGCTAAATTCCAAAACGTTATCATTCGATTGAAACTTATCAAGTATACTTGAAATCTCAACCATTTTTTTAACGTGGAGAGTGAAGGTCCTTTCGTAACTGTCGAAAGAACCATCTAGCACACGGTAACTACCATTGACTCCATAAAGGTTTGCCTTCTCTCCTTTTGGCTTAGCAGCCTCCACCTTCCCAAAATCTGTCACAACACAACCAGGAAGGGTTGAAGTGTTAAAACCATTGATGATCATATAATTCATTAAATTCCCTCCCTTGCATAAATTGCACCGTGTTGCTCATAGGTTTTTAACGAGATAATATCATTGTCTAGGTAGATATCTGACGATTTTTCAAGGATAGAAGTAAGGATTCTCTCCATACTTGCTCTCAGAATCGCTATCTCAGACACGGTTTTACTCTCATGTGCCTCAAATTGGGCTGACGGCATAGCCAACTGAGCCTCGAGACTTTTAGTAACAGACGCAGAGGAATTCAGATCCAGACTGTCTCCTGAAAATACATCCGAAATCTCACCAGCCATACCTCCGACCGTTTTCTTGACGTCTTTAAACCCATCTTTTAATCCATTATCTAAACTTCCCATGATTGCATTACCTGCTGGAATCAAAAGCTTACGGTCATATTCGATTGGACCTTTGTGGTCACGAATCCAGCTAGCAATACCGCCAACGAAATTTGTGACAGAGGACCACATAGACTGCAAACCATTCAAGAAACCTTGTAAGATTGCTTGACCAGCTGCGAATAGGTCAATATTCCACAATTGATTGAAGAATCCAGTTACATTACTTATCAGATTAGATACCGCATTAGACATGCTGTTCCAAGCATTTTGCGCCCCGGATACGAGACCATTGATAATATTTAGAACACTAGAAGCTAGAGAACTCCAAGCATTGCTTGCCGTTGACTTAATCCCTTCCCACAAATTTGATAGGAAGTTCATAAAGCCATCCCAGATATTTTGAGCTCCCTGCACCAAACCTGTTATTAGACTTGTTACAGTAGATTTTATCCATTCCCAAGTCGCTGAAGTAGCCGACTTGATAAATTCCCAAATCGCAGATAAGACAGCCGAAAAGTTTTCAAAAACAGCAATACCATAACCAACAATAGCATCTACAACACCAGAAAAGAAGGTTTTGATACCTTCCCAGACTAAAGAAATGCCATTTTGAATACCTTCCCAAATTAGAGAAAGATCAGCTCTCAGCTGGTTAAAGTTCCCTGTCACAAGGTCGATGATGATTAGAATAGCACCCAAGAAAATGGATTTGATGAACTCCCAAGCACCTTGAAAAATCATCTTAATCCCTTCCCAAATCTGAGTAAGATCGTCTGAAATGTTATTCCAAACATTCATAAATCCATCTATAAACGGTTGAACAATCGTCATCACTGTTGTTGTGATAGCTGTCCATGCCACTGATGCAGTCTCCTTGATTGATTCCCATAAGTCAGAAAAGAATGTTACAACAGCAGTCCACATCGCTTTCAAAGATTCGATGTAAGCAGTCCAAGCTGTAACGATTCCATCCCATAAGATGATAGCACCTTCAGAGATGCCAGACCAAAGGCCGACAAAGAAATCAGCAATCCCCTGCCAAGCCTGCTTGATCCAATCCACAAAAGATGACCAAATTTGCTGACCAGTTTCTGTTTGTGTGAAGAACCATACAAGACCTGCAGTCAATGCTGCGACTGCCGTTACGATTAGGCCAATCGGATTTGCAGATAAAACTGCATTAAAGATACCAAACGCTCCACTTGCTCCCATGGTTGCAGCCGCATTCGCCGCCTCTGCGGTAGTGAGTGCACCGGTTCTTACGAACTGAGCTAGCATTAAGCCATTCGTAATAGCTAGAGTTGCATTCCTGATCGTTTCAATTCCTTTTATTACCGCTAAGACAGCTTTGTATCCAGTCCAAGCACTTGTAATACCAACAACGGCCGATTTTAAAGCATCTAACGCAAGAGGTGAATCTTTTAACCAAGAGGTAAATTTACTAAGACTTTCAGAGGCGTCTCTGATAAAACCTGTGATACTTTCGAAGGCAATGCCTAGCAAGTTCACTCCCTGCTCTCCGTCTTTTATCCCTAAAAGATCTCCGACAAAATCAACAACAATACTTGCAACATTACCAGCAACAACTCCAATATTCTCAAAAGTAACTCGGATATTATCTGCAATATTGACAATTTGAGTCGCAGCTTCCTCACTAAAACCAATCGTATTCAGAATATCAATGTTATCCTGCTTGCTTAATGACCCAAAAATCATGTCAAAGAAGGTCTCAAAGATTCCAGTCACATGAGCTAGCTGATCAAAGACTGCACTTCCAAAAGCATCCCCAAAAAGCTGAGAAGCAATCTGACTAATCCCTTCAGTCAGAACCAATCCAAGGCCTGAAAAAACATTGCCAATCATCGGCAAAAAATTATCAAAGAGAAAGGTCGATGTTGTTTTAAGTAAAGCATGTAGAGAAGGTAGGATATTCTCCCCTAGCGCTAACTTGCCAAGAACATTCTGAGCAGCTGCTTTCATAGATTCAAAAGAACCACTAAAAGTAGATGCCGCTTCTTTTGCAGTCGTTCCAGTAATATCCAGATTTTCTTGGATAGCATGGATGGCATTATAAACATCTGAAAGGTTGTTAATGTCGTACTTAACACCCGTCAACTTCTGAGCGTCATTCAAAAGACGCTCCATTTCCTGCTTGGTACCACCATAACCAAGCTTCAGGTTGTCCAGCATCGTATAATTCTGCTTTGCAAACCCTTGATAAGCCATCTGAATACTCTCCATCGATGTTCCCATCTTATTAGCATTATCTGACATATCAATCATGGCCATGTTTGCTGTTTCAGCAGCTTTATTAGTGTCGCCACCAAGAGATTGCAAGAGGCTAGCTGAGAAGCCTGTCACATTTTCCATGTAGGCATTAGCTGACAAACCTGTTGTTTTGTAGGCCTCATTAGCATATCCCTTCACCTTGTCAGCAGAACCTTTGAATAGAGTTTCGATACCTCCGAGCGATTGCTGAAGCGCTGCTCCTTCACTGATTGCTGCCGAAAAGGCCTTTCCAATACCTGCCGCTGCAATGACTTTTGTCATAACGCCAACAAGACTAGAACCTAATGACTGTCCGGCACTTTGTCCTGCTGCACTAGCTTCAGGATTGAGGATTGATTGGATTTTACCAGTAATGCCTCTAGCTGATGGTATCAATTGTACATAAGCCTGTGCTATTTCTGTAGCCACTAATCCTCACCTCCTATTTTTTCTAAAATTTTCTGACGATATTCTTCAAAGTCCTCACCAGAATCAAAGATCATCTCCTTACTTTCTTTAGCTTTGGTTTTTCCTGTCAGCTCCTCTGCAACCATTAATGGCTTGTTGATTCCTTTCTGACCGTCTGTTGTTTTAAACCAAACAAGAGCAGAAAGTCTATCTAGCACGCCCGCAAGCAAAAAGGTTTCAAAAGGAACTTTGCTATTGGTCATTGCTAGTTTGATCCGTGAATCATCTCTCAGACCAAAAGCAAAAACAGCTACCTGGTCAGCAGGTAACTGTCTGTAGTCAAAAATCCCATAGGTTTCAGCTAAATCACAGATAAGAGCATCTTCATCTGTTTGAATCATTCTAGCAAGGAGCGCTATTTTTTTAACTGGTTCTTACTTGTAAAGATTTCCCGAATTTCATTCCCAATCCTATCCAAAGGAACAATGCCATCCGCAGTCCGCACATGGTTTTTCAAATCTTCTGATTTTTCACCAAGCATAAGTTTGACCACTTTTGGTAAAACTGCCGGATTTGTATCTACTTCTGCAATAACTTCAAGCAACTCATAGTTTTCCAAGCGCTCTTTTGTGATTTCAAAAGCAAATCCGGTTGAAGTCACACCACGGATTGTTTTAATCTGTGGGGTTGCTCCGTTATTTTTTTTCTTACGATTTCGTCTTGACATAGTTAAGCTCCTTTAATGTATTCATAGTGTGTGTCGTCAGCAGCGTTAGGGAAGGCAGTTACTGTCGTACCATATCCGAGAACACTTCCATCGTTATAAGTGATTTCATCGATGGCAGTTACTTTTCCTGAAGGGATAACAATACGTTTAAGTACACCACCTTTTAGAACCGTTTCGATTACAAGGCAATGATGTGGCAATTCTTTTGAATTTGCCTTAATCTTAATCCCTGTTGACAAATCCCCAGATACATTATCTGAGCCATAAACTTCCTTCAAAACATGTAGATTCAATGCTTCAATCAGCATATATTTGAAAGTGTCTGTTTTTTCCTTTTGAACTGAGCTTACAACGACACCGCCCCAAGCTTTGATATTTTCTGACTCTGGCGAGTTACTGTTGGTCATACCTTCATCTGAAATATAACCTAGTGCTTTAAACGCATCATCTAATTTTGTAGTTGCGTCAGTTGGCAGTGCTGTCCCAAGTGGTGCAGAATAAACCGCACCTCCGATTTTAGGTTTTGCAGTCGTCACATTTGCTTCTGTAGCCATTTAATTTCTCCTTTTTAAAAATAATTAATATCAAATACAGCTTGATATCGATATTGTTTTGTTTCAGTGTCCGTAAAATTGTAATCACTGTTCAAGTGGACACCACAGATTGAATCTAACTCAATCAACCCTTTCACAGCACTTTTCACTTTCACATTAAGCTCTGCAGCCTTCTGCATAGTTGGGCCATAACTTTGAAAAGCAAAGGTCGCACTAGCAGAATGATTTCGCTCCTTACCACCAGTTTTTTGAATAATGACAAAGCTATCGGGAGCTTCAGCTTCATGCTCAAAAAATGACGGTACATCTAAATGACCGTCAAGATATTTATTGATAATAATTTCAATCATCTAATGCACCGCCTTCAACAAAGTGTTATTTTTCAAATTATCCCTCTTCGCTTTTCGCGTTGCTGGATAAATCATAGCATTGACCCTTGTCTTACCAACGTGGCTATCTTGTTCATAGCCAGGACCACATCTTTTTTTAATGACCGTTGCTTCTTTGTTCAAGATGTCCTGAATCTCTTTGGATTTCAAAAGAGCTCCTACACCCGCACTGATAAGCTTGACTTGAGTTTTACTCATACGCCTCAACCATCACTTTCTTGTTCCAGTCCAAAGGCATCATGGCTTCAATGCCTTCCAAAGGAATACCAATCGTGCGCCATTTGCGCCCAAAGAAACGAACCTCACGGTCTTTCCACTCGTTCTGGTCGCCTTTTGGGATGCCCAGCGTATAAGCGGCCTTTTTACCAGTAAGATTCAGTTGATTGGTAACATCTTCTGTCGAAGACGGAACAACCAGGACATTCTCTACTTGAATTTCAGTATTCTCATAGATAGGATGACCAAAGTCATCCCGACCAGTCTTGGTTTTCCCAATCAAAGTTACAGTAATTCCTTTAATCCGTCCCATAGATATCAATCACCCCATATCTTTGCTTTTTAAGACCGAGACGTTTCAATTCCGAGTCTTTGATAAAGAGACCTCCACCAGGGACTAAATATGATCCACTGAAGGAATATCCTAAAGCAGACTCAGCCATTTGAGTCATTGGTTCCTGATCAGTAGAGGTCATCAAGGTGCGAGCAACCACATCCACCGTGACGGACTTGACCACCATAGCAAAAGATGGATCAGTAGCCACTAATCCATCTAAATCTTTACCAACTTTTTTAGCTTCAACACGAAGAGAATGAGAAACAACTTCCAACAGTGCTTCGGCTCGTTCTTTCTCATCGAATTTCAATGTTCTCCACAATGTTTGAACATCTTCTACTGTTGCAAAGTTTTCCATTTCTACCTCCAGCCAAGCGACTACTGAGCTTCAGAGTCAGCTTGTTCAATAAGCGAAATCAATTCAGATTTTGTGGCGCGGTTATCATAAGTAATACCTTTTTCATCAAGGATTTCTTTCATCGCTGCGTTAGTCAATGAGTCCAAAGGTTTGTATGCTGCAATTGGAACCCAATCACCCCCAGAAATTTCTGTATTAGTGTTGATTGTTGCTCCTGTCTTTTGGTTTACATACTCAGCCATGATTAACCTCCCGTTTTCACAATACGAGCGAAACTAGCAGCATCCATGATACCCCATCCAATGTATGCTTCGCAACGGATATAAATCTGGTTATACCCTTTAAGGTCGCGACCGCTATTGTCAGGATCACCATACTTGATGATTTCCATTGGAACTTCTTTTGCATATCCCCATTTGAACATAGTTTCGAAGTCTCCAACGATTGCTGTGTTTTTAGGATCTGTTTGTGAGTAGGATACAGTACGGTTTTTATCCACTGTCAAACCATTGATTGCTTCAGGTACACCACCCCATGCCAATTCAGGATACAATTTCCCACCTTCAGCATTTTTCATTTTAGAGAGTGCAGTGGTAAAAATAGGATCCAAAATCGCTCCTGTGATGTCGCGTTCTGAACCATCGATCATACCAACTGCATCTTCCATGCTTTCATCTGGGTTAGTATCTTTGAAAGGTACTGTCTGAGTAACTTTTTTGTCAAAGCAATTATCACCAATAATTGTGGATGCTTGTTTTGTTCGTGGGTTAATACCATGAATACTCATGATATCAAGACCACGAGCTAATTTTTTAGAAAAACCTTCAACAAAATCAGTGAGCATATCAACTTTTGCTTCTTCAGAAGCATGTAAAAACTCATCAGATACACGGGCACCGTATTCAACTTTGAGCGGTACAATAGTTACAGGTTCGAGGCTTACACCACCGTGAGTCTTTTTGCCATTTTCTGCTACAATATCGATATCAGAATCGAAATCGAAAATGAACTCCCTTTGTCCATTGAACGGAATTGGTTTTTGAGGGCATAGCTTAGCGATTGACGAATGACCCTTCACCTTGTTGATTACTTTTGTTACAAGTTCTGGATCAAATAGATTTCCTTTTGCAAGTTGAGCTTCTGACATATTTTTTCTCCTTTAATCTTCGATATTTAAACTTTGAACCAAGTTTCTAACCATGGCTCTATCATCATCCTCTTTAGGGAGGATTGGTTCAGTTGATTTTACTGGTGCCACTTTGCTTACTGGTTTCATAAACCCAGCCAAGCGCTCTGCATCAGCTTTGAAGCTTTCTTCATCAGTTCCCTGCAAACGATCTGCAAGGTCGTAAGGCAATCCATGTTGCAAAGCAATCCGAGTTCGCAGACTAGCCGTCTCATAACCAGCTATTTGATTCTTCAGTTCTTCAAGTTGCTTGTCATCATCTGCCTTACTTTGATTGTTGGCTTCAATTGTTGACTTCAAGTCAACATTTTCTTTTTCCAACTCTTCAACACGAGACTTGAGCTGGTCGTAGTCGCTATACTTCTCTTTCTCTCGAGATAAGCGCCCCTTAATAGCAGCATCAAATTCTTCTTGTGTAGTGATTGGTTTAAATTCTGACATTCTCATGTCTCCTTTCTCCTGCTTTCCCGGCAGTTCGGTAATTTTTGGGCATCAAAAAAAGCAGTCACAAGACCGCTTATTTTAATATCTGATTTTTTGCTTTTTCTTAGGCTTGGTTGTAGCGCAAGCCCAATGCGCAAGCAAAGCGCTATCCATCAAAGAAATATCCATGTCGTCAAAGTGCGATCGATAGCCAAAACCACCATTTGAGCCAATGTTCCGCTTATCGCAGTTAGTGGCTACTTTAGACAGCGAAGGCTGGCCAGCGTGACAGATGGTTTTCTGATAAATTCCTTGTTCCCAAAGAGCATTGGCCACGATGATTTCCTTCACCGTCGGCAGAATCACATTCTTAATTCTGTAGTCCTTCAACTCTTCGTCCAGGATCTTTTGACCACTTGCGCCATCTATGACAATTTGAGCCACATCAGCTTGTCTCAGAAAAGCAACCATCCACTCATTACCATTACGGACAGATTGGCAATCGACTGTCTCAACAAAGTACCGACCATCCTTGGTCCGAGCAGCAATACTCAATGCTACGTTCGTTCCATCTTGACCGTACTTAATACCAACAGATAGCTTGCCGGACAAGTCTGGAACATCATCCACCTTGAGCTCATTCCACTCCGTTTCAGAAATAGCAGATTTTTGGTTGTAAGTTGGCCAAAATCCCAAACGTTGGATATTATGGTCCAGCTTATCCTCACCAAGCTCTGCCTCAATCTTACGCTCATTTAAGTGGTAGCCCATCGATGGATTGGAATTATACCAGGCTTCCACATCGTCAATTTCCTTTTCGTCAGAAACCGACCACTCAGCCCAGCCAGAATACTTCCCTTTTCCGAAAAGACAAGTCTCACGATACTTAGTGAAGACCGTACCACTTGAAACCGGTGTCGGAGGTGTCCCACACATGATTGTGATAGGATTTTCACTGTCCGTAACCGTGTATTTCAAAGCAGATTCTTGCTCGGTTGTGTACTCCTGAGCCTCGTCAATGATCAGCATGTCGAACCCTTCACCAAGACCACCATTAGATGTCCTAGTACGGAATTGGATAACACCACCTGTTGAATAAAGTTCAATACGCTCCTGCCCCTTCGCACGAATGGAATTGAAATCCTCACCATCAACATACCCCATTTTCTCAAGGTATCGTTTGACCTTTTCAAAAGAGGCATGTGATGTAGAAATCCTGTGAGCAGTATGCAGGATATTTAATCCTTCATGTAGCCCCCAAATTTCACCGATATAGAGGATTTCAGATTTCCCATTACGACGAGGAATAGAGTAACCAAACTTCTGATGCACCCATAGTCCGTTTTTATCTACTGCCATTAAAGGCAATAGCAGGTTTTTCTGCCAAGCATAGCAAGAAAGCCCTGTCCGCTCGTAAAGTTCAATCGCTTCTTTAGCTTTTGAATTTTTCTTGACGTATTTTAAAATCACCGATTGAGAAGGATTCTGATTGCCAAGTTTCTTCCTCGCCATTCCACTTTCCTTTCAATCGTCATCGCATGATAACCCTATCGCTGGGAGATATCGGATCACCTCCTAGATAGTATCTAAAATATTCAGATACTCTACTTCTTCGTATGTTTCTACAAAAATATCAGGCTTGCACGGATAAAATTCACCTTTAACTCCTTTGATAACATAATCCCCTTTTTTGGCCATCATATCACCTTCAAGTGTAGAAATCCATATATTTCCAAGTGCATCAAACCAAATCTTATTATTTTCTGCAAAGTCAATTACTTCTTTATAGTTATTGCCGTTCCAACGTACCGCCTCAACCACAACAGGTTTCTTTCTGTACTTCATTTTCTAACTCCTTTCAAAGCATAAGAAAAGCACCTAACTTCAAACCCAGTTAAGTGCTTCTATTTAATCGGTTCACCCTTAGCATAAGCTTGTTTCGCTTCTTCTAAGGTCATCTTGTTTGGGCCTCCATCAATGTTGGTTTCACCCGTATTTTGCCAATTACAATGATCACAAATGTCATAAACAGCAGTCAATGTTCCGCAGACCGGACAATGTACATACTCTTCATCATTGATCATCACCAAGTTGCCTTTTCCAATCTTGCTCAAAATAATTCACTCCTTCCTCTGGTTTTAGGATCGTTGTAACACGTCCCCTTTTGTTATCACCCAATGCAAATATGTTTTTTTCTAAATCATATCTTACACGTCGGTATTCCGTATCATAACCAAGTACATTATCTCCAATAGGTTCACCTAAAAGTGTTCTCCCTAGTTCAAGATACTGCGATTGTGTAATATTACCAAATTCTTCACTATGCTTTCTGAAATGCCCGTTGAAAGATTTTTCAGTAGGAAAGCTAGCCTGAGACCAACGGACGCGGTCTTTTAGTTCTTGATATCCCTCACCACCATTATACTTCAAATCCTGAAACTTTGCTAGTGAAATAGGAGCATTTTGAACTCCTAAAACATCAACTATTTTCTTATACTCATGAATATCTGCTTTGCGATTATTATCACGCACATCAATATTTATTCTCTTACGATTTTCTAATTCATCTGAACTCTTATTGCTGATTTTCTTAGTCCAGACATTTTGAATTTTTCCACTTTTTGGATCATAGTCAACAGTACATCTACAATGTTGATGTCTTCTATAAACGTCCTTTGGAACTCTTGGATATTTATAACTCCCTTGAACTTCTTGACACCATTCACAACAATGAAAATAAGATTTTCTAATAATCTCCGGTTGCAATCCAAACTGATGTTGAAACTCCGCATTCTTCCGGATGCTATCATCAATAATTGACTGAGTGAAGTTCACAATAGGTTCACCAAGCAACCAACTGACATCCTCAAAATTATCTTCAGACGAAAAGCGATTGACAATTCCAGCTATTCGATCCTGATTCAATTCAGGAACTTGAACTTTTAGACCGATTTTCGCTTTATCATTCAAATTCTTCTGGACATCACTAGCATAACCACTCACAATCTCGTGATTCTGTCCTAGCACGTCCGTCAGCAAACGCTGAGCGATATTGTAATACATTTTGCCGTCTGGTAGTTTATCAGCGCTTAGAGAGGCTCCTAGAGCTTTAGAGAGAATTTCTCCAACTTCAATCGCAAACTCATTTGCTGTTTTGTAGGTAGCTCTTTTTGCCTTTAATGCAGCAAAAGCATTCCTGACAATCTCACTCTTACCAAAATCTCGTTCAAATCTCTCCTGAACCTCTTGCAAGATACCAGGTAAAACATCATTCTCCATTTGAACCACCCTCGCTTACCACTGGTTTAGCTGACATGTCTCCGGCGATACCAGTAAGGTCTCGAATAGTTTCTGCGTTGATGTAACCAGGCAATGCCTGATTTAATTTGACAACACCGTCACCAATCATAGTCATTGTATTCGCATCAGCTTCAAATAATGGTTCCCACTTAACTGTGGTTCTTACGAATTGTCTTCTAGTATAACGAAACTCATCACGCAAGCACGCTGCAACATAGGCCACATTAAGCAAACCTGCTCCAAGCGACCTCTGAGCCTTACGCCCAGCTAATCGCAAATTCTCATGACTAGCCTTGATTGCTTCAACTGAAGATGGATTATCTGAGACAAAACCGAGGTCATCTAGGGTCAAGCCCATTTCCCCAGCAAATCCAGCAGCAGCCGTTCTTAGCTGTTCAGTAAAAGGTGACATACTTGCTGTAGTAAATTGTCCAATACTCGGCTTCTCGCCATCATCGCTAGCAGAAATCGTCAACATACTTGATACAGTTGCCTTCCACTTCTCCATCGGTTCTGCATCAGGATCAAGTCCGATGATGTATTTCTGTGGCCAAGAATAAAACTCAGCAGTAATATCAGCACGTTCCAAAGTACGCTTAGCATATTTCTGATAATACATCCCAGCCCTAGTGATTCTAGACCTACCAAACGGACGAACCGCATCAGGACGATGAATGACCGGAATCAGCAAAGGGATACCCGTTTCATTCGTAACCGAGTAAGGATTCCCATCTTTTGGAATAAAATGAGTAGCATTTGGCTCAAAGTACGCTTCAAGCGTTGGGCGATTGTAATCATCACGAGCTAACACCGCATAACCTTCCACAAGTAGCCCAGTGATTGGATCAATTACACCAGTCGCATTGCTCGATTCAATAACTTGTAGTCTAACTTCATCATCTTCACCCTTTGAAATATAGACGAAACTACACGAACCAATCAGCGCAGATAAAATCGCACTATCAAAGAAAATATCAGGGTTGTTGCGATTGAAGATTTCCATAACATTAAAATCATCATTGGCAAACTCTCTGAAAATCAAACGATCTGCAAGACTATCAACTCCCTTTGCAGCCCAACCAAGAACAGCTTGATACTTTACCCTGATATGTGCAGGAATTGTGATTCCTGTCGGCGCTTCATAGTGTTGCATCGCATAATGCTTGTACCTCAGATTGACTCTACTCTGATAGAGATTCAACTTTTTCCTAAGGTACTCAATCCCTCTTAATTCCAAACCGTTCTCCTTTCTTTGTGATGATTTGGCGCGAGAAAAAATGTACAGTGACGGCGTGAAGCCCTCGAGCGCCTAGTGGGAGGGGGATACCCCCCTATCCTCTGCTAGGACTTACTTCACACATATCTGTTATTTTTTCAAATTCTAAGCATTCATTATTATTTTTGATATTTTTAAAAAAATAATATAATTTTTCTTTTTTGGCTTCTTCAAGCTCTGTACTTTGTCCAATCTCTTGACTGTGGCAGGTTGCGATTGCCTACAACAGTAGCATTGACTGACCTATCGTCAGCATATAACTTATCAGACTTCTGTCTGTTGCATTGCCAGTGGGCTAACTGCAAGTTTTGAATATCTGATGGATGACCGTTGCGATTGATTGGAATAATGTGGTCAATGACCGGACTTAATGGATGTGGATACCTCAAGGATTTGTCAACTGGTAGTCCACAAATCCCACAAGTATTTCTTGTTTTGAGAATAATATTTTTATTCTTTTCAAAAGCAACTCTGTGAGGACCGCTCCGGTCCGGTCTTTCATGGGTGGTATTCATCTTCGGGGGGGCCTTTCTTTTTAAGAGGTAGGGAGTTAAAATTTTTATGATATAGGGGGAGGTTTTTTAGCTTCTTACACCCTCGTATATTTAACATATCTTATATTTTGTGACTTTCGGCAGAGTATTGTTCAACCCAGTTATGACAATGGTTTGTAAGCATTTCTGAATTATCCAATTTACTTTTTCTCAATATGTTAAATAAGTATACTTTTAATACGTAAAAGTAAGCATACTTTCATCGATTTCATCTTGATTATATCCGATGTAATCCAAGGTAATATCTGGTGCAGAGTGATTAAGTATTTGCATTAGAATAGCTATATTCCCATTTTGTTTGTAATGATGATAACCAAATGTTTTTCTCATCGAATGGGTACCAATGTTTTTTAATCCTGAATGTTTAGCTGCATCATTTAAAAATTGATACACAGCTACTCTACCAATGTGTTTAATACTTACTCCGTCACCTCTAACTTTCTTTCTACTTGGAAAAAGATAGTCGTAACTCTCAAGATGATTTTCTTTTATGTAACGATTCAAAGCCTTTCGTAATTCTGGATTAACTGCAAATTTTCTTATTTTGCCAGTTTTTTTCTCTTTGATCTCAATTCTATCTTGAACTACATGTTTTACTTGAAGAGGAACAATATCGCTTACTCGTAGACCTGAGTATATTCCTACTAAGAAAAGAATATAGTTTCGTTCACTCTTTGATTTCAAATAATGCTTCATTCTATCAATGTCATCTGGTTCACGAATGGGTTCTACTTTTTTCACAATATCACCTCCAAACTCAAAGAAAAAGACAGGGTGTGCCTGTCTTTACAATCATTTCATAATATAATTTTAGCACATAAAATCATATATTCACTCCGAACTTACTCCAGATTTACTCCAAAGAAACTCCAAGTTTACTCCAAAATCTCAACCTGTTCACCATTGCGGTATAACTCTGCAAATGCCATCAGAGACTTATCCAAGATGTCGTAATATGAACTTTCTGAAATAGACAAGTCCATTGCGATTGTTTCATCCTTCTTGCAACTCCACTGAAGATACTTTTCAAAAAGTATTCTACGATAGAGTGGATCATGTAATCCGCTGACTGCCTGCTCAATCGCATCCAGCTCCATCTCTGCATCAACCTTTCTGATAGCCAGCTTTTCAACCTGACTGGTCGTGTCACTTCCAGGATTTCGAGGCATGAAAGAATACGTCGTGGTCACTCTCTGACCATCTGTGTCATTTGCCACACGACGCCAGCGAGGATAACCTTTCAAAATTTTCTTGGCATTTTCTTTCGTTTTTGCTTCGTTGATTTCTGGGAAAAAAGGCATCTCTCACCTCATTTCTATATATTTTCATTTTTCAAGACTCATCAAAACTTTTGAAAAACATAGCTAGACCATCGAAAAAAGAAGCAAGTGTTCTAGCTATATTCTTGAATCCTACCCTGATGGTTCTCACAAGATCTTCAAGTTCTTCAGGACTTAACTGAGCCAGCTCTTGAGCTAGTCTCTCTTGCTCACGCAATAGAGCTTGCTTAGCTTTCTTCTTCTTGATTCTTTTGTTCATCTGGTTTTCTCCAAATTTTAGTGATAGCTTCGACGGTGCTGACAACTGTGATACCAATGACAACTGCAACAAATCCTGTTAACCATGGATGCTGTGACATAAATTCATAACCGTTCATACTACTCTCCTCCTCTCTTTCCACTTAATCAATTTACCTTCGTTGACAGAGAGACCTAGATCATCTCTAAGTTCTTTCAATCTCAGTTCCATGCTATGAACCTCCTTCCTAAGTAACTATTTTGTTAAATTCTTCTAGTCAAATAATTTTCCCTTCAAATATCAGAGTGATTGTCCCTGTTCCGTCTTTATTCTTAGATACCAAAGCACGACAATCTGAGCCAAACTCAACTCCTTCGATTGTGATGCTATGCTTCACGCTATCAACGTTGATGATAGAGTCATTTGATGTTTTGATTCTCATGTTCCATCTCCTCAATAAGCCAATCAAGGTTCTTGCGTGCTTTTTTTAAATCCTCAAGACCGTTTTTCTTCTGGAAGCGTAGTAGATACTTGATAGCGTTACCCCAGCACCACGCTGCTTTACCTGGTAGATTGCCAATAAAGTTGTCAATCACTTCAATACCTTCAAGACCTTTTGAGCCTTGGTAGTGGCTTGGTTTATTTACATTGTCAATTTTTTCTGGTTTCATTCTTTTTCCTCCAAAATCTCCGGATTTTCGTAGATGTTGCCGATGATTTCCTCGTGTTCCGTCCACGCATATCCTTCGTTCAATCCTTTTAAATATATAGCAGGCATTCCGCCTATGAATGTACCAGCGTATTCTTTTTCTAAATACACTTCGTGGAGACATCCTCTTGTACATTTAACAATGTCACCTACGAACACTTCCTTGCCATTTCTGTCAAAAAGGCCTGTTGATTGCATGAGGTCGATTTCATCAAACTCTACTGACATTTCTGTATGTCTTTCAGTATCTCCCGGCTGGCAGATATCTACGAACTTGCTATCGAATGAAATGTTAGTAACATCGCACATCCATTTTAACGACTTCATCCACGCTCTAAATTTCGGTATCATGCCAAATCCTCCACATCTTTAAATGATTCCATTGTCTTAATAATTTTTTCTAACATAGATTTATGTAACGTGATGTAATTATTTTTCTTCACTTGTTCACAGAAAATACAAATTCGTTTGCCCAAATAATTACAATTTTCAGTCGAACGGTAACTTTTATCTGCTTCAATTTCTTCTTTATTAGCAAAACTAACAAGAATTACTTCATCAGATTCGTTCCAATCAGGAATTCCCAGACATTTGTGTACATTTTCAAATGCTAGATCCGTTAAAATATTTTTAGCCATTATTCTCCTCCGTTTTCTAAATCACGGTCAATAAATCGTTGTTTTACTCTGTCTAGTGTGTTCATAATAACTCCTTTGCTATTGCAGCGATAACATTGACTGTCACGCTATTGCCTGCTTGCTTGTATAATTGACTGTTAGAGTTGACCTCTTGAGCCTTGTCAAATGCCCAGTCTGGAAAACCTTGTAATCTCCAACACTCACGAGGTGTTAGCTTGCGAATACGATAGCCAAAAGATAAATGGTTATTTTCGTGATAGCTATTACTTGTCAGTGTAGGAGCTATTTCATGCACTCCACCCTGATTATAGCCATGGCCACGCTGGATGATTTTAGGTTCAAGACCTCCACCTTGATATGCTCTGATTGTTGGTGCGATGCCATCTGTTTCGTAAACCACTCCACATTGATTAAAATTAGGTTGCAATACCCCAAATTGTTTTATAGTATTACTTTTTATTGCTATCTTTTGCCCCTCTCCCTTATTTGTTGTGAGAGTAGGAGCTAGGCCGTCAGCTTGATAGACTTCTCCATTCATGCCGATACCAGATGGGTTGACATTACCGATTTTCACGACTGATTGGCTACTAGTTGACTGACTTTCTCCGCCGAGAGGAAAAATTCTTCTGGTACGTTCTCCTCTAAGATGTCCGATAATGAACACACGTTCCCGATTTTGGGGGACTCCAAAATTTTTGCTGTTAAGCACTTGCCATTCAGCGTCATACCCCAGCTCATCCAAGGCTGTGATGATGGTCTCGAACGTATCCCCCCCATCATGATTGAGGAGTCCTTTGACGTTCTCAAGGAATAACAAGCGAGGTCTGAGAATAGATGCGAACCGTGCAATTTCAAAAAACAAAGTTCCTCTTGTGTCTTCAAATCCTCTTCTTGCTCCTGCAATGCTGAAAGCCTGGCACGGAAATCCTCCACAGATAATGTCCACACGTCCGATTCTTCGAATAGACTCATCTGATACTGCTGTGATGTCATGTAATTCAATTTCTCCCCTCGTGTCGTGTATAGCCTTATAACTAGCTCTTGCAAAATTGTCTATTTCACAAAAACCAACACATTCATGACCAGCGGATTCCATTCCAAGACGAAACCCACCGATGCCAGCGAATAGATCTAGGAATTTCATAACCTCACCTCATCCTCGACTTTCACTTTCTCATACCCCTTTTCAGATACCTCTGATATCTTTATCTCGAACTTGTGCCCGTCAACAGCGAACGTCCCGTTACTTCCTAACAAATTCTCATCTTTAATGATTGACTTTGCTGTGTGCAAAACGAGTTGCCCTACTTGAAAAACAAAAGCAAATTCTTCTAACTCTTTTATTGCCATCTAAATCTTCACCTCATCCCCAACTTTCACTTTCTCATACACTTCCTTCGTAACCACGAACATCCCGTAATCACGAATAGTCACTGTATATAGCTTGCCGTGTCGTCCTTTTTCGACGACCTTACCGGATATCTCAGCGCCTGCGTTATCAGCTTTATAGACGATAATCGGGCGCTTTTCTTCCAAATCCCGAATTCTGTTCATCTGCCAAATATTCAATCCAGCAGACAATAAAATCCAAATAGCTATGAATCGTTTCAATCTGTGACCTCATTTCTCAACTCAAAATCAATCCCATACAAAAGTAAATCATTTTGAAAATCAACAAATGCTTCAATCATCTCAGCTTCTTGAAAGTCGTATTCCGCAACCATACTTAAGAAATCATCAATATCATCTCTTTGCACGCTTCCGTGCTCTGTCTTTGTGTGTTCCATGGCTTGTTCATAGCCATCTACATCAATTGTGTAGCGTATTCTGCTACCTGAATAATCATATTTGTAATTCTTGATAATCATCACTCCACCTCCACGACTTCAAATAAAGGACTGTTGAATACTTCGCCAAAGTCTGCATCTTCAAGTTGTTTTTGGGTAAAGTTTGTAGCTAGGCCGCCCATAGAGAAGAATAATTTCTTATCCACAGCGTTATAATATAACGGTTGCTTTGTTGCTTTCATCACTACTGTATACCGCTTCCCTTCCTCGACCTCATAGCCGAATTGGTGCATGTTGACTAAAGTCTGAAATGGTTTTATGCTAGCGTTTAGAAACCATCTTTCAAACTCATTAAGTTTAGCGCCGTCAAAAGTCGATGGAATATTATGGGCACATCGAAACAAATTCCCTTCAAAATCATCCTTATTCTCTTCATACCAATCCGCAACAAACTGCGGTGCTGCGATTTTTTTCGGTTCGTCTAGTTGTTCGATTGATTCCAATATCCAATTTCTATTAATTGTGATTGTATCTGCGATAGGCCCCTCTGTATAAGGCAAAACCTCAATACGTTTAATCAATTCCTGCTTATTCATCTTCCAACTCCTTCAACTTTAAAAATCCAGCTCTTGCCCCTCATGGCTCAAAGACACAAGAGCTAGCAAATTCTTTATACGCCATTCGTCCAAGTCTGACGCATATTCTAGCTCGCTTTTAACGTGGTTCGCGGCACGTTGATTTTGTCGCTAAGCAATAGCAATCTTTCTAAAAATAATCTTTCCTTTTATTTTTCAAATCATTAAATACCATCAGATGATCATTGTCTACACCCTTCATCAACCGACTCATAAACGGCCGACCGTAGCGTTTCTGAATTTCTTGCGCTGTCAGATTTGTAGTGATAACCGTATTAGCCCTTTTATTGAGAATGTTGTAAAGAATACCGAAGGACCACTCACTATCCTTCTCCATCCCAAGATCATCCAAGACCAAAAACTTTGCACTAGCGATTTTATTTACCAGGAACTCTTCCTGACTAAAATCAGCTTTAATTTTCATCAGTAAGTCCGTGACATTGATAAAAATAGCAATTTCTTTTGTAGCTTCTGATAAATCTTTCATCATCGCAAAGGCAAGATGGCTTTTACCAGTTCCAGCTTCTCCTTGAAAAACAACATTGTTTCTGGCACCTTCAGACCACTCTCGACAAATTCTCTTTGCAAAAGCTAGCTTTTGCGCTTCTTTTTCAGTCGGTGTGTCGAAGTTGTCAAGAGTGGCATTTTTCAGGACGTCATCATAGAGAGAGAATTTCTCAAGATAAAACTTCCGCTCTCTCTCATGCTCCGCATCGGCCAGCTCATCCACCTTCAATTGGTTCTCTGCATGGATCCGTTCTGATTCACATAAGCGACAGAGTACATCATTTGTCCGGAGGATTTTGATAAGAGGAATTCCGTGCCTATCACAAATTTCATCTTGCTGTTCAGTATTCCTGAGATAAGATAAAACCGTTTCTTCAAGTGCATTAGTTACCATGATACCTTACCTCCACAAGCCTGCCAGCTGGCCATATCTGACAAGCAGACTATGACAGTAGAGAGAGATTGTTTTGCAAGCAGTGACTTCTTTTCTTCGCTGATCGGATAAAATTCATCTTCAAATTGCTCGATAAGTTCTAAAATCCCCATTCGTCCTTAGCCCCCTGTTCTGATTGATTTCCACGGGAAGTAGTAAATCCCTTTGACTTGTTAAAGTTTGATTGCTCTTCTTCTTGTTGTACAGTAGTCTTGATACCATTTTGCGCCCAATTCTTCAAAATACTATTTACGTATCCAAAACTCCGTTTTGAATTGTCAGCAGCCTTGTCAATCGCAAGTTTTACCAATTCATACTCCATGTGATCAAATCTAATATAGTCAATTAGTTGTTCAAATTGTTTGCCATCAAGTACGCCTATGCGAGATTGATAATATTCAGCAATAGTAGTAGGATAATTGTCCTTTTCAGAATCTATCTCTTCTATATCTCTATTCTCTTTTATATCTCTTTTCTCTATCTCTATCTCTGGTGCCCGTTCGTCCGACATTTGTCCGGACAAATGTCCCAAAAATTTTTGAGCTTTTTCTAAAGCGATTTTTCGTCTATATTCTCGCTTTCTATCAGCTTCGGTATTTGATGAACCAATAAAATTTTGGATGTCAAGCATGTAGATGGCCCCATTATCCAAAACCTCAATCAATCCCATCTCTTTAAATATCCCGACCGACTTTTCAACTACTGCAACTGGTTGTCTAGTAATTGTTGATAGCATCTGTGCATTATAAGGTATGCGATCATTAAACATTAATTTCCCATTGTTTTTAAGACTTCTAAGATAAAGTTTTAGTAGAATGTTTGAATAAAGTATTCCATCTGGCATGCTTTCAAGGATTGCTATATCGTCGTTATCAAAAAAATTGTCTCGCAATTTTAAGTAATAATATTTTTTATTGTCAGACATAGTTACCTCCTTAGCAGCATCATGCCCTAGCTCCCCATTTCCGATTATTTCTCCGGAAATCCATAGTCATCTCCTGATAAAGCAAACGCCCATTTTCCTCTAAGAGATTCTCATTTTGTTTTCGTAAAATATCGTTGTTACTTGCTTCATCCTGATAGTCCTGAGCCAGCCTGTCATAATCTTCGATGCATGCTCTAAAAACTTGTGGTACGTCCTCAATCGATGAAGCGAGCCCTACAGGTGGCTGAGTGTCATAGGTGAATCCTCTATCACAGTTTTTCAAGTTTCTTCTTGCAACCTCTCTGAAATCTTCAGCTTCTTCAATGATGATCACTGTTTTTTGTTCAGTTTTTTCTTCATTTTTAGCAGTCAGTAACATCAGGGTAAAGATCCCGATAAAGATTGACACTAAGCCAAGCAGCTGGCTTGATAAAGTTGGTTCTGTCATTTTATTCTCCTTACGCTCTCAATTTTCGTACTTCTTTCTCTAATTCCAAAATCTCATAAACATCATTGACATCGTACATAATATCTTTCCCTTGCTTACGAAATCTTAATCCTTTACGTTCTAACTTCTTAATATAGCCATGAGTAAAGCCAAACTTCTTCATCAAAGCCTGTTGATTGATTGGCATACGATCATTCTCTAACTGCTCCTTGACCTGCTTTTCAGCAAAAGCCAATAATTGATTGGTGAATAATTCAGCACTTTCGCCATCCAATCGTAATTGTAACGTTATTCCTTCCATTTTTTTCATCCTCTCAACTATGCGGGCAAGCATTTTTGTGATATAATGGTTTAAATTATTTAAGTATGCGCCTGATTTCCGTCAGGTGCTTTTTTGTTTATACAATATTACTTTCCATCGCCCTGAGCTCAATCTCATGACTAACTTGTTTTAATAGCTTCTCACACGCTATTTTAGCTTCTCTGTACGTTTTAGATTCGCTGATGAAGTAATCAGCAAGTTCGATGATTTTATCTTCCATTCAATCTCCTATATCAGTCTCAAGACTGATGAAATTTTCTCCTAACTTGCTATAATAACTTTGACTAGGACCTCTCACCGTTTTAGTCAAAATTTCAACAGAAAGGAGGAAAACTATATGGCGAAATTAACTAAAGAAGACGCTTCTGAAGTTTCTAAAGAAATTATCAACGATGCTATTCCAGTTATCGAAGATATGTTAGATGAAGTATTTAAAAAGTATCCAATCGACATGGAGGTTAGAAAGGCTATTCTCCATAGTGTTCTGGTTGCTCATAAACTTAGTACAGAAACTACGGTCTCTTTACTCGTTCAGCTAGTAAACTCTCAAAATAACTAGTGTTTCTTAAAAGTTTTTCAACTAATTCATTGTCTGCCTTTATAAAGGTGGACTCTTTTTTTCCACTATACGGATATCGTTTTGGTTTCATCATACTGCCTCCTCATTTAAAAACTTGTTGATAAAATACTGCTGCCCCTTGCCAGTGACCTTGACGGTCTTGCTGACAGAGATATGACCGTCAGGATGTGTGATGGTTGACTCCTTGATTTCAAAAAGTTTCATCTCCATGCTTCGTTGTGTTGGCATGTTCCAGTCTGAACCTTTTCGCTTAATCAAGTAGCCATTTTCACGCAACCAGACAAAAAGGCGATTTCCTCCGATTTTGTAGCCATTTTGGCTGATGAGTTTGGCAAGGTCTCCAACCAAGATAGATGTGTGACTAGCGCTCACTGCGTCGGCAAATAGCACCTTGGGCTTGTCAGACTCAATCTGAGCCTCTAGCTTGTTGACTTTCTGATCAGCCATGAGTAAGGCTCTTGCCATGATTTTCTCAGGGCTATTAAAGTCTTTCTCTACTTGTATAAAGTATTGTCTGACTTGCTTGCCTCGCTCCGTTCGCTGGATCATAGCAATTTCTTTGGCCATGTCTAGCTTGATGACGTGGTCAGTCGTGTTTTGACCTGTTGAAGAGGTGAGACATTTTTGGGTCACCTTTAAAAAGTCCTCGTTTTCATTAAAGCCGTATTCAGTCATACGACTAAACCACTTCTTATATTCTGTTTTGACTTCCAGAGCCTCGTGTAGTTGCCTACCTGACACTACTGGCTCATGGTTATCATTCAGAGTTACGTTGATGAGTTTGTTCATATTTGCTCCTCTTTGCGGTTAAACCGCAACCTTATGTAAAAAAATAATGTCATCAATAGACACATCAAAAGCAGTAGCGATTTGATAAGCCTGCGTCACGGTAGGCTCTGTTTTACCTCGTTCCCAATTTCCCCAAGTATCAGCAGAGACATCAAGGGCCTTAGCTGCATCCACTTGTCGCCAGTTCTTTAGCGTTCGCAATGTTTTAAGAGTCATTTTTGGCATGTTACTGTCCTTTCTATCGTTTTTTTATAATTGACTGACTCAACTATGACTATATTATAATGCGGTTAAACCGCAATGTCAAGTATTTTTTGCGTTTTCCCCGTATTTTTTTATTTTTTTCTTTACTTTTTTGCGTTTTTGCCGTAATATATACTATATAAAGGAGTGATAAAAATGAGCAATAATAAAAGTAAAGAAATTTTTTCTGCGAACTTAGAAAATTTGATGAGTAGCAGAGGGATTGATAGAAATAAGCTCTGTTCTGATCTCGGATTGAAGTACACTACTGTAAGAGATTGGTTAAAAGGCATAACTTATCCTCGGATAGGAAAAATCGAATTACTTGCAGACTATTTTGGAGTTAATAAATCAGACTTAATAGAGGATAAAGCTCAGGAAGTAAAAGAGCTAAAAATTCCCACATCCCCGTTGGTTCATAAAATTACTGAAAAGGTTGTCAAGTTATCAACTCCGAGAAAACAAAAGGTTCTTAACTACGCTAACGAACAATTGAAAGAGCAAAATAATAAAGTAATCACAATTGAGGAAAATCTTTTTGAATACCGTGTTTTTGAAAAATTGGCGGCTGGTAATGGTTACTCTTATTTTAACGACGGAAACTATGATACTGTTTTTTATAATAAAGATTTAGATCATGATTTTGCCTCTTGGATTTTTGGTGACTCTATGGAACCTAAGTTCCAAAACGGAGAGGTTGTACTCATAAAAGAGACTGGTTTTGATTATGACGGAGCGGTCTATGCCGTTGATTGGGATGGCCAAACTTATATCAAGAAAGTTTATAAAGAAAAAGACGGTCTTAGACTCGTCTCTATCAATAAAAAATATAAAGATAAATTCGCACCATTTGAAGAAGATCCGAGAATCATTGGAAAAATAGTCGGAAATTTCATGCCGATTGAAAATTAAAAGGAGAAAGTTATGAAAATAGGAATGAGAACACCAAGTCTAAAAAAGAGCTTGAAAGCTAGAACTACCAGCAAATGGAAAAGACAAGCTAAAAAAGCCATTATCCCTGGATATGGGAAGAAAGGCGTGGGATGGATAAAGAATCCCAAGAAAGCCATGTATAACAAAGTCTATCATAAGACAACGTTTGGTCTTTCGGATTTGCTGAAACCTTCTAAAAAGAGAAAGAAAAAAGTAGTCACAAAAAAACAACAATCTATTTTGTCATCTAACGGTAAAAAGCAACATACTCCCAAAGACCATAAAGAAGCTGGCATTGTGCTAATGGTCTTGGGTGCAATTTCCCTATTTTTATTTCCACCTCTCGGCTTATTCTTGTTTATTACTGGTTTTATAACTTACATTATTGGCCGTCTAACTGCAAATCGAGAGAAAAAGAAGAAAGTTGAAAATTACAGTCCACAGATTGATACAATTGTTTTTCATGACAATTTCTTGTTGATGGGAACAAATTATCATAAAGAAGAAGCTGAGATTGCGGCTGATTTTCTTTCCAAGGGTGTCCATTATTTTGGGAAAGATAATAAATCTTTGAAATCTTATATGCTTGAAACATATAAACCTGTTTACAAATATAATAAATTGAAAACAGTAGACGTTCAACTATTACCAGAACCTTCAAATCCACACGATAAAAATGCTGTCAAAGTTTTAGTTAACAATATCTTTGTTGGATACTTACCAGCTATGATTGCATCACAAATTTCATCATACATAGCTAATTCAAATTATCGATACGATGCAATCCTTACTGGTAGAGGCGGACCATATAAAACCCTAAATATTGAAACTGAGAGAGTTGTTTCTCGTGAGAAAGAATTAACATATTATCTAGATTTAACAATATGGCACCTAGCCGAAAAATAAAAAAATCCCCACACTCTCCATCGCCAAACTTTGAGTGTGAGGTTTCAACCTTCCATGTGACAAGCAATGGAAAAGATGATAAAAAAATACAACTATAGTTTATCATAAGTTCTACACCTTTTCAACTATGCGGGCA